CATTTTATTTTCTTCAACGATGCGTTGATATCTTGCAGCTAAGTCTTTGTAAGGTAATAAATAATAAATATCGTCAGTTGCGTGTTCCACGATATACCTCAAAGAAGTAATCGCAGCAGCCCATTGTTTTGGGAACCTTATCTATTAGTGAACTAAGATAGAGTAGATAAGCACTATGAAATTCTGCTGCGATCAGATTATTCATCTACTATTTTTTATCTTTTATTAGTTTTATTGTATAGTGCGAACAAACAGTAAAACTTTAGGTATAATGTATACCAGGGCATATTATGTGGAAAAAAATATCCACACAAAATTTTATATATGTTCACTAAACTTTTTAAAAAAATATTGTGTTTGATTCTTTTTCAGTGTTCAATTAAATGACCAAGTAATATTATAACAATGTGTATCGCAGCTACAAAAATTATTTTTTATCTTTCATTAAGAAAACTATGGGAATGGTTTGGTCAATCTGTTGAGCCGCCATCGAGTAAAATGACTGACAATATTCCTGATTATTTTCTATCCAGGGGAATAAACCATTTCTCTCCATCACAAGCATCATTGCCTTTGGATCAATGGGTTTTTAAATACCTTTACTACACACAAGACGACAGAAAAAAACTAAAAACAAATGCAAAAATGCACGCTGGTAATCAAGCTGGTATCGCAGCTCAAAACATCCTGGAGCGTAGTAATCAAGTACAAAAACTAAAATTATTTGTAACTGAAGACCAAAAAGAAAAAGAACAACACGAGCAAAATGTGCAAAGTTTTGCCAACACTTTAGTAAACATAACAAAGGCTTTCAAAGAAATTGGAGTAGTCGATGATGTCGATAAACAGTACGAAAACTATGTTTCTGGCGAGTTCCAGGGCATAGTTATACCAGTCATAGGTAGAACTGATGTCGAGTCAAAAAGATTTTTAATTGAGTTAAAAACAAAATGGAGAACCAGGGGTGGTCTTAAAAAAGATGGCACCAGATCTTTTACAAAGTCAAAGGTTCCTGACAAGCCAGATGAAAACCATCTCAAGCAGCTGGCTTTCTATCACACATTTAAACCAAAAGTAAAATCACTTCTTGTTTATGTAGGTGAAAGAGAAGATCACGGCTATAAAATTTTTGATGTCGAAGAGTATCATCCAAAACTTTTGATGGAAGAGTTTAGAGATGATCTTGAAGTAAAACAAAACATTGCTCAGTTAGATGATCCCAGAAAGTATGTCAAAAAAGATTTTAAACATTGGGGTTGGGATATTGGAGAGCATAACTACAACGAGGCACGGAGGTATTATGGATATCAATAGTTCTTTGCAAGCAGCTATAAATGAAGTTGAAAAATTTGATGATGAACAAAAAATAAATATTAGAGGTAAATTATATACCCAAGTCAAAGATAGAAATAGAGTGTTTCGCAAACATTTTGGAACTAAATTGGAAGTTATTACAGAATATGAATTTACAGATATGCAAACAGTAATCTGTAAAACCACATGCAAGGACAAAGATAAAATACTAGCCGTAGGTCTTGCAGAAGCAAAAAGAAATTCAAACTCAGACAAGGTTTTAGAAAAAACACAAACAGTATCCCTGGGTAGGATGCTCGCTTGTCTTGGATTGGATGGGGGAGAGTTTGCGTCAGGTGATGAAATCGCAGCTTTCATTCACCCTATGACTCTCCCCACAAAAGAAACTATAGTACCTGATAGTAAAAACAAAGTAGATATCGTTTCCGCATCATCAAAACAAACTAATGATGTGGGTAACTACGATCATCTTGTCAAGAATGAGGAGAAAGCATCAAGTGATATGCAAAAATTAAATAATATTAGAAATAAACTCACCTTGGCTAGACATTTGGGAGATTTAAAAGAGATATTTTCTGAACATAGACACGATATCGAAAACAACAGAGAGCTGCTAAATTTTTATAACAATAGGAAACGAGGAATAAACAATGACTTCTGATAATAGATTTGAAGAGAAGCCAGGATACGGCAGCTTGTTTGTAGAAGACGATCAAAACAAAAAACATGACTTCAGCGGTTACCTTGTAGCTAAAACTACAATCGCAGCTGGAGAAAAGATTAAACTCTACGGCTACAAAAAAGTTGCCTCGTCTGGTAAAAATTATTTAAACATAATGCAACTAGATAAGGTGAAAGATGGCGGATACTAGAGTATTACTTTCACGATCAGTTAAGCAGAACGAAAGATATTCTAAAATAGAAAGTTTTTTTAATGAACTATCTATTTCTTTGTCTGCAAATAAACATGATGAGCATGGTGACTTTAAAAAAACACATGAGAAAATTGCTGAGATTTGGAACTTAGTTTTAAAAGAAAAGTTATCGCAGCCTTTGAAAGCATCTGATGTGTCTACATTGATGATGGCTTTGAAGTTAGCCAGAATGATTATGCCTGGCATTAACGATGATAACTATACTGACATAGCTGGATATGCAGCTATTACAAAAATTTTAAAAAGAGAGGAGCAAAGTGATGACACCACAACAAAGTAAAGTCTTATTAAACATTAGTGAATATTGGGATCAAAACGGATATGCTCCAACATATCGTGATTTGATGGGTTTATTAAATTACAAATCTACTATGGTCGTCAATAGACATGTAGTGGCTCTGGCTGAAAGAGGTTTTATTAACCATATACCCAGGAAACAAAGGTCTGTAGAAATTTCACCAAAAGGTAAGATCTACATAGAAAAGTATTCAAAGGTAAAAAAAGACTGATGCCAGCTATAACCTCAGATAACCCAATGAAACCAATCCTAGTCGAATATTATCGTCAAAAATATAACGATAAAGTAAGAGTAAACGGTCTAAAATATAACAAAAAAGAAGATTATTATTCAGCAGATATACTTATTTATAGAGGTGGTGGTGAGTATGAAGTTCTTGCAAGAGATGACAGAATACCTTTTGAAAGATTTAATAATAATTTGATGACCTATCAATCCAGCGAAACTCATAAGTGGAGATTGTGGGGGGTAGGGTTCTACAATAAAAAAAGTTGGGGTTCTGATTTTAAACCACCACTTTTACCTGACAAATACTGGAAATAAAAACCCCATACTTGACCGTACAGAGGGTTTTCCAGGGTACCTAGTATGATGGCACCCTGGAGAAAATCGCTAATTTAAAGTCTTTAATAAATCGTCAGCAAACTGATTAGGTACATCGTATGTGATGTAATCATCCTGGGTGTCAGCATCTTTGTGACCAAGCAATGCCTGGGTATCTTTAGTATCTGCACCTAGCTTACGATAGTTTGTAGAAACAAACTTTCTAAAAGACTTGGTATTAAATGTTTCAAGACCTAAAACTTTTTTAATTCTGACCTGAATATCAGCACAATAACTATATGAAACAGCAAACAATGCGTGTTTTTTAGTGCTTACATATTCTCTGAATAAAGGTTCTAAGCCTTTTGGAAATGGCACATATCTCTCACCATCCTCACCGTGACTCATACGAAGCTGGGAAGATTTAGTCCTAGAAATAATGCCAGTGATAACAGACTTAGTTTTATTTATTCTGATATAATTATTTTCAAAATCAAAATCAGCTACAGTCAAAGCAGCAGCTTCACCCCATCTTACGGCAGTAAAACACTCAATAATAAATACCAATGCAGCCTCTGACTCCATAGACAATCCTTTGTCATGCAGCTCCAACAGATACTTAAATACTTTCTTCATAGTAGGAGCATCAAGAGCTTTTACTTTGGCAGCTTTGTAATCTGGTAAGTTCTTCTTAAATGCCTTACAAGGATTGAAGTCCATGTAATCTGACATAACGGCACTATCAATAATCTGGCTAAAGTATCTCCACATCCTAGTTTTTTTACTATCAGAAAACCCACTGTTGTGAATATCGTTAAGTAATCTTCTGACATAAAGTTTGTCAATCTGACTAAGTTTGATTGATGGATTTACAAATTTAAAAACGGATGCAATCCACTGTTTGTTTCTTGTAACAGTATCAGGGTTCATACCTTTGTTTGGATTTTGCAAACGCAGCTGTTCAGCAGTATGCCAATCTTCGATGAGTTCATTAGCGGCATCTTGCAAAGTTTTAGAATTTGTGTTTTGTGGTTTTGGTCTTACATCAAGATTAGCAATAATTTTTTTTGCTTCTTCTTTTGCCTCGGCAGCAGTAGCACCAAAGGCTTGCTTATATATTTTTGCACCGTTGTTGTTACGAAGACCAGTATCTATTCTGACTCTCCACGGTTTCTTTCTTTTAAAAGCGTCTGCGATACGCTCTGGTTTCATTGTGTTTCTCCTTTATAATCTGTGACACAGCTGTGACACATCTGTGACATTATAAGTATAAAACACATAGTTACAAGAAGTAAACAAATACAAAAAGTTCAATATTATCAATATTTTTTGGTGATATGCTTAAACTTTAGATGGATTTCAAGACCGTTAGGGTGTCAATAATATCAAGGTTTTTTTAGCATTGTGACACAGCTGTGACATTATAAGTATAAAACAAAAATTAATCTGATTAATCTGGTTTGTAAGAGGAACGGATTATTCGGATTATTTTAAAATTAATTTGATTAATCTGGTTTGTACATGAAACGGATTATTCGGATTAATTTGGCGGAGAGGGTGGGATTTGAACCCACGAACCGCTTGCACGATTTCTAGTTTTCAAGACTAGCGTATTCAACCACTCTACCACCTCTCCGTAGCTGTGAATATATACGCTAATGTTTATTAAGTAAACTTTCTAAATTTAGCAGTCTTTTTAGCAATTCTTTTAGGTTGTTTGGAAACTTGTTTACCAGATTTTTTTGCTTTTCTTTTTGCTCTGGTAGTAGCTGCATACTCAGCAGCTGATAATGATTTGATTGCAGCGGAGGGTAGGTATCTCTCTCCAGTAACACTAGATTTTTTACCAGATTTAGTACGCCATTTTTGCTTACCCCAGGCTTTTAAACTACGCTGACTTTTCTTTAAAGCCATTATTTACCTACTAGTTTTTTTGCTTTTTTGTGTGCTGCCGTAAAAGATTTACCAGCTCTCATCTCTTTACGCATCATAGCCATGTGTTTTTTACTATGATGTTTGGAGTGTTTCTTCATGGTTTCTTTCTGACGCTTTGTTAATTCTTTTCTTTTTGCCATTGTTTTTACTACCTATTTATATCCGCCACCTTTTTTCTTATAAAGTCTGGCGAGTGCTTGTGCTTTTCTAGCACTCCATTTACCAGCAGCTGTTCCGTAACTAGCGGATGCTTTTATTCTATTGAACAACTGCTTTCTCATTCCTGGCTTGGTATAGTTACCAGCTTTATTGACAGTAGATTTCTTCTTAGCCATTAATACTTCATTTTTTTAGGCTTCTTGCCAGCCTTCTTCATAGACATGGCTGTTGCTGCTTGTTTCTTAGCTTTCTTAGTCTTCTTTTTCATCATTTTGCCTGGCATAATTATCTCCTTACTTTTTCTTTTTATGTTTCTGTGCGAACTTTCTCGCACTTTCCTGGCTCCTAAAACCCCATTTTTTTAAGGCTAGAGCCAGTCTTGTGGGTCTTCCTTTGCTATCCTTCATCTTTCCTTTGATGCCAGAAAAACGAGCTGCAAACGAAACTCTTCTTGGATTAGTGCCTGATCTTATTGGTGCCTTTACACCGAACTTCTTTCGACCAGCGGCATTTAAGCCGCCAGTCTTCGACTGAAACTTCTTTGCTACCATCTATGCAACTAGGTAGTAAATAATTGCTATTGCAACTAAGACAACAGCAATCTTGGAAGTTTTATTTAGTCTATTCCAAAGTTTTAAGATCTTATCCATAGCCTATCCCTTCTTTTTAGTAATTAAACCCATTGCACCTTTAGCTCCTTTGATGCCAAAGCTAGCCGAACATGCGATATATAATAAATGCTTATAATAATCAGGTAGTGAGTGTAGTGCTTCAAACCCAGCTTTTATATGCGGAGTCCAACCAGGAATAAATACTGCTACCGCTGGAACTAAAAGGCATATTAAAATTAGCTCGTCTTTCCAGCTCCCCTTCATCTGGTCAACGGCACTAGCCTCCCACGAAATTTTTCCCTCAATCTGTTGTTCTTTGATTGCCTTCGCTGCTTTAATCTCAGTAACAGCTAGTTCTGCTTTTGCTTTTTTAGTTTCAACAAAACCTTTAACAGCTGTACCAGCTACATCCAACAGTGGCTTCAATAAAAAGTTCATCATGCTGCGTGTGCTACCAATTCTACAAGTGGAGCATAACGGCTCGTTAATTGACGGTAGAGCTTAGAGTCAACAATCTGATCCGCAGCTTCAATATAATCCTGGTCATAGATAGCCTGGCGGAGCTTGGCAAACTTCATCAGGCGATTAATTCCTATGTTAAATGCCATCTCAACAATCACAGACCTTACGATATCTGGTGTTTCGGTATCACCAATAAAAGCATTGGCATCTTTTACTGCCACTGCAAAGTCTTGTTCAAAAACATTATCAGCATCTTCTTGTGAATATGTTATGCCTGGCTCCCAGGGATCTGTTGCAGTGCATAGATGACCGTAAAATATAGTGGGTGCGGCACTACCAAGTAGAGGGTCATCGTAAATTGATAATACGCAACCTTCGTGTTCTTTTATTCGTTCTTTAGTTTCAGTATAATCCATACATACCTCCTAAAATATTAAATCTCTTAGTAAAATTATTAGGTTTGCAAACACTGCAAAACCTACTGACCAAAGCACACGGTCTATTCTGTTAATCTTAGACTCCAGGTGCTTAAGGTGATTTTCACGAAGCACTGTTATGTCTTTTTTCACAAGTGCAATTTCTTTATCTAACTTTATGATTAAATCTTTTTCTTTTTGTGTAGCCATTATTTAATTACCGCCATGTTATTTAGTGGGTTCTCCAATGCTTTCTTAATTTGTAAATCTAATTCTTCTTCCATAAGTTTTAGCTCTTGAAATATTTCTCTAGTGTCTGCTTTTTGTTTGTCTTCTACTGAGTCAACAATGCTAGTGATATGTCTGACATCTTGCTGAATGTCACGGATTGAAGTTTTAAGATCTGTCTTTTGGTCTTGTACAACAGAAGCAATCAATGCTACTTCTTGTAAAATTAATTCTACTTCACCTTTGATTGACTCTACTTGCTTTGAAAGTATTTCATTCTGTGCTTCCATCTCAGCTTTTGTCAGATCAATTCGTTTATCAAAGCCTGAAAGATCAGGAGCTACATAAGCAGAAACTACTTCTTTAAAATCTGTGTAGTCCTTGTACGCAACAAAAGCTCCGTATAATCCACCAATCAATGTTGATAGTGCAACAAGCAATCCAAAAATCTTACCACCTTTAAATGTAAGTCCGCCAAAAGATGCTTCCATATTAATATTGTGAGTTGACTAGTGTATCCATCATGCTGTTTTGTGCTGCATCAAACAAACCAGAGTAGGGATCAGGTATCATTTCCTGGAGCGGAAGTGATTGATCCTGGAATACAATAGGCTCTACAAGCTCCTGAGTTAGATATTCACTGAAACCCTGAGTATCAGTCAGGACAATCATCAATGCCATTGTCTGTGCCTGGCTGCTAGGATCAGATTTATTTTTATTTTCATCCATAATTTTTTTTACAATCTTCTGTTTTACTTCTTGTTTCTTTTCTACAGTCAGAGTTTCTCTTTGCTCTTCTTCTTGTTCTTGCTCTTCTTGTTCTGGCTCTGGTTCCTCTTCTGTAGTTTCTTCTGGTTCTGTTGTTTCAACATCATCAGTAGTGGGTTCTGGCTCAGTGGGTTCATCTGTTGACTCCTGGATTGTTTCTTCGACAGCAGCTTCCATCTCTTGCTCTATCTCCATTTCAATCTCCATTTCGATTTCCATTTCAATATTCATCTCAGCTGGAGAAGCATCAACAACTTCGACAACCTCGATGATTTCTATTTGCTCAATGCTTTCTAATTCAAGTTCTGGCAGCTCTATGTCTGTAGTAAGATCTATTTCAAATTCTATTGGAGCTTCTATTATTTCTGGCAGATCAATCTCTATTTCAATAATTTCTGTTGGCTCTTCTACAATTGTTTGCTCTATTACATCATCAATAATGTCGAGTATTTCATCAACTAAAAGCACAGTGCTATAGTGAACATCCAGGTATGGATCTGATAAAATGGCTCCGTAGTAACCAGTTGTGAACCCAGCATCAACTCCATAGATTGAAACTTGAGCAAGGATATCTGAGTAATCATTTTCTCCTATAGTTTGTGAATACTCGTAATCTCTCAAACCAGTAAAATCTAATTCAATATAGTGATTATAAGTATTTATGGTAACTCCACTGGAGTCACTGAGTGTCAAAGTGTAATCAATAATATCTCTGCAATCACCGTTGGTTTGGCTGCATGTTGGAAGTCTACTATTACTTTGATGGCTCTCTGCGGTAAAACCATAATCTAAATCAAAACCTTGATTTAGTTCTTGTTGTGTCAACCCACCGTCAGTAATAAAACTTATTTCGTCTGAAGTAATTGTACCGCCACCATCGACTGTGCCTCTGGTATTTGCATGACCAAAACAAACTTCGCCAGGCTGCAATGCACCTGAGTAAGAGCAAGTATCAGCACTGACTCTACCTGATTGACTCCAGGTATCAGCTTCGTTAAGTAAATTTTCTGTGTTTAATTCTTCAGCGTTAGAGTATGAGTAGCATAGAAAGAGCCATAAGAGCAAAATTTTTAATACCTTCATTGTCTACTGGCTCATCATTTTGAGGTACATTAATTTTAGTTTTCTTCCATTCTTCATAATCTGCTCTTTCTTCAGGGTTTGCATCCCAGTAATCTTGTGCTGCTTGTCCTATCAAACCGTTGCCAGCTGGGCATGGTGAGCCTGATCTTTCCATTGCTTTAAAAACAATCGGATCAGTACATAACACATTGACTGCTGCTATCTTCATACCAAATTGATAAAGTAGCTTTGCATATTTTCTTTTGGAACAGTCAACATCCTCAAAAGTTTTTGCTGTAGCTATACCAAACACCTGGCTCTGTATTCCTATAGATGCTGGTATCGCACAAGAATCACTCTGCATTACACTAAATGGTGGAGCAGAAGCTGTAGGGGGTGCTTTGTCAACAGTCGTAACGGTACCGCTGACAGTATTTGAAGTTACAGTATTAGTTTGACTCCAGGCTAAATTACTTAGCAAAAGAAAAACTAAAAAGTATTTCATTATGGTTTTGGGTATTTATCTTTTGTAGCTTTTATTGTAGTTTTCCAACCATCAACGCCATTGTGATATATGTCATCTAGCTGATCTGCTATAGATGGATATTCAGCAGCTCTTTTTCTCTGATACTCATTGTTATCGTATGCAGTCTGTAACGCAGTTTTCTTGGCTGATACTTCTGCCCATGTAAATAACTGATCTCCGAAAACAGCAGTACCATTTTCATCTGCTCCAGTTACATATTTTACATTAGCTTTGTACTCAGCTTCGTTGCTAGGTTCTCCACTAACTACAAACTCTGCATCATCTTTAAGAGCTTTGATTGCACTTGCTATATCTGTCATTTGTTTTTCCTTTCTTTAAATTTTAAGTTTCACCTAATTTAATAAATGTAAATCCTGTTGCTGTTTCTGAACTGTTGCCCACAACATAAGAATCTGTAGCTAAACTAACTGTAGTAAATTTAACTTTATGTGTTGATACATTAGTTACATCAAATATAAAACTTGCTGAATCTGTACCACCACCTGAACCAGAGCCACTAGTTTCAAAAACATAAGCTGTGTTTACATATGATGAATTATTTGTTGTTGAAGAAGCATAGATAAATCCACTATCACCACTAGCTACTACTAGTCTTGCATGAAAAACTATTAGATAAATTCCTGTTGAAGGAAAAGAAAAAATACCTGAACTATTAGTCATTCCACTTCCTAACTGTGCAAAACCCCCAGTATCTATTCTTTCTAAATTAGAAGTAATATCAGCATTTGTAGCTTCTATGTTAGCAGTCAATCTCCATTGGTCTGCCATAGTTACTCCACCAACACCACTAGGCAAAGCAGTAATTGATGTTAATGAGTTGTTGTTTAATCTAGTTATTGCCATTATGCTAGTACCTCCATTAGTGTTATTGTGGACATAGCTGAAGTATCTTGTAATCTAACATGACCACTAGATACAAAATTTTTAAATTGAGTTTTATAAGTAGTAGCTGAAGTTGTAGATGGTGTATCTAAAAAACTTGTGGATATTGTTGTACCATACAAATCAATTCCTGAACCCGTATATAAAGCATATACAAAAATTTGTGATATATCAGTAGAACCTCTTAAAAGTTTAAGATATATTGCGTTGTTATTCTGGTCAGACTGACTTCGTGCACCATTTTGATGCACTGTAACTAAAATTTTACTTGATGAAGATGTTGGAGTTATACTCGCTGTTAAACTAGTATCAACATAGCTAGTAGTTGTGTTACTTACTTCTGTTGTTGTAGTTCCTTGAACCACCTGACCAATCTTACCTAAACCTAATCCACTATCTAACTTAGCAGAGGTAATCGCACCATCATTAATTTTTGCTGTGGTTACAGCATCATCAACTAAATTAGAAGTATTGACTGTGCCAGATCCAATGGTCGTTAAAGTAATTGCTCTTTCTGCAAGAATAAAATCTATAACATCTGAGGAAGTTAATGCTGAGTCAAATACTATTGTGCTACCTGATACTGTGTAACTGCCTTGAGGTTTCTGGATCACACCATTTAAACTTACAGTAAGACTTTCTGCACTACTGGGTACAAAAGCAACACTATCTAATAATAGGTTATATGTAGCTGTAGCACTTGTTGTAATACTATCTAAGACTACTCTGTCTGATAAGTTTGATATATCTCTACCTATGTATGCCATTATGCTAGTACCTCCATTAGTGTCATTGTTCCAGTTGTTACATCATTATTATAATAAAAAGTTCCAGAAATCATTTTTACATACCAAGAATAGGTAGTTGCACTTGTTGTATTTGGAGAGTCTAAAAAACTATAAGATGAAGTCACACCTGTGTCATTGTTTGTGTACATTCTTACATAACCTTTATCGGTAAGGAGATTTGAACCACCTCTATACAAGGTTAAATGTCCGTTATTTGGATAGATACCAGCAGTTATGCTTACTAAAATTTTACTACTTGATGCAGAGGGTGTAATTGATGTGTCAAAATCTGTATGAATTTTAGTCCAGCTTGTTGCTGTCACTGAACCATAAGATGTTGTTTGTGTTTGTATCACTTGACCAATCTTACCAGCACCACTCACAGATCCAGTAAAAGCAAAGGTATCTGCTAGGTTTATACTTTCTGCTTGTATTTTATCTATTGCCATTAGATCCCAAATGCCTCCTTAATTTCATCTACTGTTAATCCTAAGTCTTGTAGTTTTTGTTTGGCAGATGCTTTGTTGTTTTTTTTGGTTGTTATAAGATTTTGTTCATACTCATTAGCTTGTGTTTCTAATGCGTCTAACTGTTCTTGAGTAGGTTGTGTGATATCTAAATTCCATTCATTAATATATGCACCTTCACCATTTCCATCATCTCTAAGTAAAACATCTTTTCTAAAATCAACATCTGAAATACTATGAGTTTCACAATATAAAGATATTTTAGTTGATAGTTGTGCCATTTTATGTATCTCCTAACCTTATAAATGTTGCATAAGTTTGGTTTTTACTTGAATTACCATTTATATATGTTCCATTATTTGTATTGTAGAAAAATCTTACTTTTATGTTTGAAACATCTGTGACATCAAGCAGAGACTCACAAAATATTGCTCCACCTATTGTGCTATTTGAATAATCAAAATAATTAAACTGTGTTGCAACTTCTGAATAACTAGAATTATTTGTGGTTGCTTCTATACCTCCACCAAAATAAGTATCACCATTAGCTGAGTGCATCATAACATATCTAACAAGATAAAATCCTGTGCTTGGAAAACTAAAAATACCAGAACTCTCAGACATGCCAGAGCCAAGAACTCCATAAGCTGTGCTGTCATTTCTTTCCCAATTTGAACTGATAACAGTATTAGCATTTTGTGTTGGTGATGTAATTGCAACAGACAATCTCCATTGGTCTGCTACTGTGATACCACCAGCACTAGCAAAACTTAGATTACCTGATCCGTCTGTTTTAAGAAACTTATCAGCAGTTACAGAGTTTGGGAATGTAAGTGTGTATGTAGCTCCAGCACTATGTGGAGGTGACTTTAATTTAATACCATG